TTGAAGAGTGCCTTGATCTGCCGGAACCCGGCATCGAAGCCGACCACGACCGCGTCCAGCCCCGTAGCCACGGCCAGGATCATGGTCTTCATGGCGTCTGCCGTGTCAATGCCCAGGGAGGCGACGAGGGGCTGGAGTACCTCCGAGATGACGCCACCAAGATGGCTGAACGCTTCGCCAGCCTTCCGGCCGGCCGCGTCCATGAAGTCGCCGAAGGTGGCTGCCGACTTGGAGCTCAGTTGGAGCTCCTGGCCGAAGGTCAGCAGGAGGGGGATACCGGCGAGCAGGCCGAACTTGAAGATCCGCATGACGCCACCGAGAGCGGTCATGGCGAACCCGGTCTGGATGATCTGGATCTTGAGCGCCTGGAACGCGCCGATGGCGACGGGGATGAACTTCAGCGCCAGGTTCTTGAAGAGGATGAGCCCGAGGAGCTCGAAGGCATGGACCAGGAGATGGACGTTGTCCGCCAGACCACGCATCGCGACGGCCATCCCCTCGAAGAGGCCGCGCAGCCCGCCGGAAGCCCCGGCGGACCCGACCGAGAGGATGACCCCCTCGAAGGCCGACTTCATCCGGAGCAGCGCCCCGTTCAGGTTGTCGTCCATGACGGTGGCCGCTGCCTGAGCCGCCCCCTTGTTCTTCTCCATGATCTCGAGGAGCTCTTTGTAGCGGGGGATGTTCTTCAGGACGACGAGGCCGGCCGCGCCGAACCGCGTGCCGAACAGGGAGGCCGCGTCGGACAGCCCGAGGTTCGCGTCGGCCAGCCGCTGGAGGACGGGGAGGATGCCGTGGGTCTTGACGTCGAAGACGCTGAGGTCCTCGTGGACCCCCTTCAGGACCTCCTTCGCCTCCTCCGTGGGCTTGGTCAGGCGGATGAACATGGCCCTCAGGGCTGTACCACCGCGGGTCGCGACCTGACCGCCATCGGCCAGCACGCCGAGCAGGGCGGAGGTCTGCTCCACGGACACGTCCAGGGACGCAGCCGCGGCAGCCGCGAAGGTGAACGCCTGCCCCATCTCGGAGACGTTCGTCTTGGAGTTGTTGGCCGCGTTCACGAGGGCGTCTGCCACTCGGCTCGTCTCGCTCACTTCCAGGTTGAAGACCTTGATCGCGGTCGTCGTGATCCCCGCGGCCTCGGCAAGGCCCAGGGCACCCGCCTGGGCAAGGAGCAGGGTGTCCTGGACGGACGCCAGGGCCTCGGTCGTGGAGAAGCCAGCGCGGGCGAGCTCGACGAGGCCTTCGCCGGCCTGCGTCGCCGTGAACCGGGTCGAGATGCCGAGCTCCTTCGCCTTCTTGGTCAGGAGCTCCATCTCCTTGCCCGTGGCCTTGGTCACGGCGCCGACCGTGGACATGGTCTGCTCGAACTGAGCCATCGTACGGATGGCCTTGAAGATGACGGCCCCGCCCCCGAGGATACCGAGCATACGGCCCAGGGAGGCACGGGTCTTGTTGGACTGCTGTTCGATGCCCTTCAGATCACGCTTGACCTTCGACGCGCCGGGACGCGTGTTCGGGTTGATGACGACGTTGATCCTGTAGTCGGGCACGGTCTACTTCTTGGCCTTCCGCTTCACGTCTCTCTTGTCCGCCCGAGCTCGGCCGGCGTTCTCGTCCTTGATCCAGGTCAGATACGCATCGTCGAGCTCCCGCATCACGTAGATGAACGTGGATAGCATACCCTCGTCCAGTCCAGCACGGTCAGCATACTCTACAACGTAGTTCCACGGGATCGGTCCGGCCACCTGGCCGAAGGAGCGGGTGGTGTTCAGGCTCCAGAAGGCGTTCAGGAACCACTCGTCACCAGCCGGGATCTCCGGGCGATCGAGATACCACTGCGGCGGTGGCCGCCCCTTCTCGAGGCCGACCTGTACAGAATAGCCGTCTCGCTGGTTGCGGAGCTCCCAGGCGAGACGGTCCTTCAGTTTCCCGCCTGTTCCGCCACCGCTGCCTCGTCGGGCGTGTCGTCATCGACGAAGTTCATCGGCGCCGTGCAGAACTGGCGCAGATCGTCGAAGAGGTAGTTCGGCAGGGCCTGGAAGAACTGGAGGCAGGCCTCGGCGCTGAAGGGGACGGCCTTGCCCTTGTCGTCCTTGACGGCCGACCAGCCCTTGACGACGTACCGGGCGTAGAGCTCACGGTCCTCGTCGCGGTTGCGCTCCAGCATCTCGCGGCTGATGCGGCCGGCGCGGAACCGCTGCGCGAGCTTCGCGTTGCGCTTCAGCAGGGCGTTGTGGTAGGGCCGATTCGCCTCGGTCGCCGCCATGCAGTCCAGAGACGGCTCGCCGTCGATCTGGTAGAACACGAAGGGCACAGTGCCCTTGGGGACTTCGTAGCGGCTGAGATGCTTGAAGGACATCAGAACTCCTGACTTGGACCGTTGTGGTTGACTGCCGTCTAGGGCAGGTGGGGGAAGAGCGACACGCCGATGGAGGTGCCGAGGGTCGGGTCTTCGAAGGCCGTGCCCTGGAGCGTGATCAGGATGGACTCGTTGACCGGGAAGGACTTCCCGCCCCCGCCGAGCGTCATGGCCGGGATGTCAACGAACACCCCGCCGTCGTCGTTCTCGACGCAGAACTCCATGGTGACCGTTCGGTTGGCGCGGATGGCCGCGGGGACGGCCGGGTCGGTGAAGATGACCTCCGTCTCGATGTCCACTTCGAAGTTGCCCGTGTTCATGTACTTGGCGCCGAGCAGGCCGAGGATCTTCTCGGGCGACACGTTGTTGCCGAGGGCCAGGGACATGGACTTGAAGTCGGTCGTCAGGCCGGTCTCATCCACTTCGGTGATCCGCAGGCGAGCAAAGTCGGCCGAGGTGTTGAGCGCCCCCGTCTTGACCGGATCCTGCGGGGTGGCGCCGTTCGTGGCGCGACTCGTGGTCGGGTCGTCGGTGTCGGTCCCGACGAAACCGTAGGACACGGTCGCCTTGTCGGTGAGGGGCAGGTTGAACGTGACGACGTTGCAGAGGTTGCCGAGGGCGTACTCGTACTCGTCGGTCCCGACGCCACCCAGGTCGGGGTAGGTTCCCTCGAACTGGAAGTACCTCTCGATGAAGTCCGAGTCGTCCACCGGCACGTTCTTGTAGAACCGGCCGTAGAGCAGATCGACCGAGGAGCCGACCTCGTTGCCGCCCCCGTCGAGGGTGCCCGTCGAGATGTTGGTGATCTTGTCGAGGGTGATGAGGGCCGCGGTGATGGCCGTGATCCGGCCCCAGATGGCGCCGTTGGTGAAGTCGTTCGTGGTGGAGCCGACCCGGATGAACTGGCCGACCGAAAGGCCGAGCGTGGACAGGTCGATGAGGACCGACCCGATCTGCTTCGCGGTGTCGTCCCAGGTCAGGTCGGTGAAGCGGAACCCGGCCACCTCCATGGAGGCGTTCGCCTCGTTGGAGGGCGTCTCATCCACCAAGGTGCCGGCCACGGTGATGGTGGAGGTCGTGGTGCCGGCGGCGTCCACCGCGAACAGGCCGTTGTTGGCCGTGTTCGCGAAGCCGCGGGTCTTGATCAGCGTGCCCTCGGCGAGCGCCGCGGACAGGGCGTCGTGCGTGAAGTTGTCCGTGGCCGCGACCGCTGCGAGGTTGTCGCTCAGGCCGCCCGACTTCACGTTCACCATGAGCGTGGCGTTCGCCTGGATCGCCATGACGAAGCCGGAGATGAAGTCCTCGAAGGAGTCCATCGTCCAGTCGGCGTCGAACTCGACCGCGGAATCGAGATCCGTGATCGTGCCCTTGCGCCGCTGGCGGTTCTTCGAGATCGGGCTGCGCTCGACCGTGGTGATCGTGGATCCGAACGTGTTGATGGCGTTCGGCTCCAGGAGCTTCCAGACGGGCTGTGCCGGCAGGACGCCAATCGTGGTCTCTTCTGCATACGCGAGCGAGAAGTTGTTGGTGAGTACACGAGCCATGAGTCTTCTCCGCTACTTCGTTTCCTGGTAGTCGAACGGTACGTCCACCAGATGGCTTTGCCAACCGTCTGACACACCGACCTCCCGGATGCTGCCCGACTTGAACCGCAGTCCGTCGAACGAGACGGCCTCCACTATACCCTGGGCAAGCGTCGCAAGCGTATCTGCTTCCTTGAGCCCCGTATCGGGTTTCGTGAAGATCTGGACGAACACGCGGGCGAACCGATCGAATCGGCGTTGCCCAGGGGGTCCGAGAGAGGCTTGCTGGCCGAACTCGTTCCGGACGCTGATGCGGATCCACGCCGAGCCGTCCGACGGCGGATCGAAGGCCTCGTTGTCGAACGTCAGGGGCGTGGTGACGCCCCATTGGGTGAGGAACCGCTCGTAGACAGCGTCTCTTGCCTCGTTGAGGGTCGTCAAGAGACACCTGCGATCGTTCTGATGCCCCGAACGGCCCGTTCAATCGCCGCTTGGACGAAGCCGGCAGGGGCCTGCTTAGACGACCCCTCGTTCAGGAAGACGATGTACGGCACGTTGTTCGAGATCCAGACGGGGCCTTGGTGGACGGAATAGAGCAGCATGCTACCCTGACCGGCGCTCAATGCCGCTGTGGAAGCCGGCGCCGGCCCGTACTCTCCGGCCGGTGTGGTGATGGGGCTGCCGATGTTGATCAGCCAGTTGCTCCGCGCCCACCCCGTGTCTACCGGCGTGCCCCCTTCGGACGCGGCCTTCACCAGGTTGGCGACGATGTCCAGGGCGAGCTTCCGTATGATCTGCGTGGCTACGTCGTTGAGCCCCTTGATGATGCTGTCGATCTGTCGATCCTGAGCCATCCTACTGACGGTAGCTCTGGGAGACCAGCTTCCAGGTCACGACCGCGGCGGACAGGACCGTCGAGACGGTGACCTTGATGCGGCGGATGGGGCCGAGGACGTTGAGCGCGACCAGGGCTGCCGCATCCAGCACGTTCCCGGCCGGTGCCTGGAGGGCCGGCGCCGACGGCTCGTAGCCGACCGTGACCGTGAAGCCCCCGGTCGCCCCGCCGACGTCGATGGGGTCTCCGCTGACGTCGAACATCTGGATGCCGAGCCAGGTGTTGGGGAGGGTCGGCTCGTCCAGCGTGATGTCGATGCTGTCGGTCGGGCCGGCAACGGCGGAGACTGCGGAGCCGAAGG